AAACAATTAGGGTTCTAATTTATCTCAAAACCAGTTTAAAAAGGAGTAAACATGCCAATTTTACCCGACAAGCTCCTCTTGCGACCCGATGAGGCAGCGAAATTCCTCTCAATTACCCGTAAAACTATCTATTTATGGATAGAACAGGGCAAATTGGATGCTGGCAAGATCAATGGACTGATTCGCGTTCCTCGTGAGGCAATTGGAAAGATACAGAAATCAATGTTTGAATAGTTATTATTAGAACAACTGTTCTACTGACAATTTTCCAACAATTTTCTATAGAACAATCATTCTGTCACTTCTTTCTACTTTCATCCTGTTATTTTTCTCATTTTACCCTCATTTTCTCATCATATGATTTCTATTCTCAGACGAATTAGGCAAATTAAGTACAATTTATTTACTTGGGCAGATAGAGTTTTTGTAAAACAAGGAGGAATTCAGGATGTTTTTATCTTAGGCGGGATGTTTATAATGTCATACGGTCTATATTTATCTCCTTTATCATTTCTCGGTCCTACTGTCGGTGGACTTGCAATGATGCTTTATGGTCTTGGATGGCTATTTAGGAGGCCAAAGTAAGTCATATGAGTATTACAAGTCTCATAGAGAAACGATCCGCGATGGCTGCCTTAGATGATTCTTGGTACTATCCAGGTGGTGTTGGCTCCTTTTTCTATGGTGGAGTAGGCGCGAAAACCAAAGCCGGCGCTGCCGTTTCTGAGTTTAATGCTCTCCAATTAGCTGTCGTCTGGTGTTGTGTGAAAATCTTATCTGAAGACACAGCTTCCCTCCCTCTCCAACTTTTCCGCCGTCGCAAGTCAGGACCCGGTAAAGACCTCGCGCGTGACGATGATCGCTATCATCTACTCCATGACTCCCCCAATCCAGAAATGACAGCTTTTGCCTTTCGGGAAACTTTAAAAGCTCATCTTCTTACTTGGGGCAATCAGTTTGCAGAGATTGAGTATGGTAAGGGATGGATAGGCAGAAACAACATAGTAGCTCTCTGGCCGATCACTCCCCATCGTGTGAAAGTTAAGCGTAATACCAATAGTAAAAAAAGAGAAATATATTATCATATTTCAATGGCCGGAACTAATCTTCCCGACGTCGATCTTCCCAAAAACAAAGTTCTCCATATCCCTGGTTTATCTTATGATGGTTTAATCGGTTATTCAGTCATAGCAGCGGCACGTGAGCAAATCGGCATGGGGAAGGCACTTGACGAATTCGGGCAGACATATTTCGGCAACGGTATTCATCCCTCAATTATTGTTCAACATCCAGGTGTGTTGAAGGACCCTGTTAATTTTCGGGCAGCTTTAAACGAAACTTATGAAGGATTAGGCAAGCATCACCGCGCTCTTCTTCTCCAAGAGAGCATGAAGGCCGAAAAACTTTCGATTCCCAATAACGAAGCCCAATTCCTCGAGACGCACAAATTTACCAACATTGATATTGGCAGCCGCTTTTTCCGTATCCCCCCTCATATGTACGGGGAAATGGATAAAGCAATTAAGGCTAATGTTGAACAACAGGCAATAGATTATGTAACTAAAACTCTTCGGCCCTGGTTAGTGCGGTCTGAACAAGCTTATAATATGTCTTTTTTAAACCCTGACGAACGAAAAGAATATTTCTGGGAACATAACGTCGAGGGCTTATTGCGCGGTGACATCAAATCCAGGTACGATGCTTATATGATTGCTAAGTCTGCCCGTATCCTTACTACAAACGAAATCCGGGAAATTGAGAATCGCAATCCAATAGAAGGAGAAGATACTTTGGATATTTCTCCCAACATGATAAAACAAGACCAGTTAAATCAACAGAAACAATCAGTAGAGGCGACAGCATGAAACCTCAATATGAAAAAGCGATCCCGCGGGAATATGAAACGCGAAGGGAATATCAGAAGCCAATAATTGTTAGGCAAGTAAAAATGACTTTTCCCTGGAATATTGTAGAAACAATGGCAGGTAAGACAATAACTTGTAAGCAGTGTTCGTCTTGTCATGGTTGTAGATAGGAGTAAATATGGAAACAGTTCTTTCTTTAATAGAACGTCGCAACTTCTCCGTCACAGAACTTCGGGCGATTACAGACGATAATGGCCTTCGTCATATTGTCGGCTATGCAGCAGTTTTCAATTCCCTCTCTGAAGACCTTGGCTGGTTTCGTGAAAAAATTCAGCCAGGTGCATTTTCAGAATCCATAGGCAAAGACGATATTCGTGCGCTCTGGAACCACAATAGTGACTACATCTTGGGGCGGAATAAATCTAAAACCCTCTCCCTCAAAGAAGATGATCGTGGTTTGCGAATTGACATTCTTCCTTCCGATGCTCAGTGGGTGAAAGACCTTATGTTATCAATGGATCGTGGCGATGTCGATCAGATGTCTTTTGGTTTCCGCACTATTATAGACCAGTGGGAACGAACAGAGGAAAAGGAAGAAATACGTACATTAATCAAGGTACAGCTTTTCGACGTTTCCCCTGTTACATTCTCAGCCTATCCAGACACCACGGTAGGCTTGCGATCTCTTGAAGAGTACCGCAAAAAGAATCCACCTGACAATAACTCTGGTGGTCAAGATAATCCGGGAGGCGGCAATTGTAGTTCCATCACCCTTCTAACCGAAGAAGATGGAATTTACAGACAAATTATTATGTGTGGCTAATGATTATTTACAAGGCTGTTAATAAAATAAATGGGAAGATTTACATAGGGAAGACAACGCTTTCTCTCAAAGAGAGAATATCAGACCATTTTTGGTCGAAAGTGGGCTATTTCCCTAATGCTCTTCGGAAGTACGGAACACAAGGTTTTGAGTTTTCAGTTATTGAAAGTTGTGATTCAGAAGAAAAGCTTAGTGAGAGGGAAGTTTATTGGATTTCTTTTTTTGGCTTTAAGTATCCTGGTGG